TTTTTAATAGAGAGTTATATGGAATGGTTCATAATGGAACAACATTAAACCAAACAACACTTCCGCTTTACAGTATGGCGGGATGGCCATACCCGGTAAATTATATCGAAATTTACAGCGATGGATTAGGAAATGTTTCTTTCTATAATAATAGAACTTTAATAGAGACTATTTCCGGTGGTCCTACAGTGAAAACTGGAACTGCTGGAACTCAAACCTATGTAGGCTGTAGAACAAACGAAAACCTAAATCTATCCTTATTTATCCCACAAGGGTTAACCCTCACGTATTTATGATTACAAACAAAACACAACTAGAAAAAGATATTGGTCAGATTGAGAAATTAGCTGATAATACAATAAGAGCTTTAAAGGTCGCTGTTTCCTCATTGAATAATTCTTTTGAATATTTTTGGGGTTTGCCTAATGATAGACTAGAATCAGTTATAAATGAACTTTTAGTAAAAGGAGTTTTGGAAGATGTATTCGAGAAACATTTCAAAGCAGCTACAGCATTCAATGATATTCTAGAATCTAATGGAGTTATGGATATTAGATGCAAATCAGAAAAACCGAAGGTCATTACCTTCGGTATGGAAGGTGTAAAAATATCTGAAAAAATACATGAACCAGAAGCGATTGTGGAGCCTGTGATTGTAGAAGAACCTCTTATCGAAGAATAAATATTCCCATGGGTTCTTTGGGATTATCAAAAAGGAATAAGAAGTTCCACCAAGGATTTTATGTTCCGAAAAATATTCAGAAATATGTCGGTAAGATTGATAATATCATATACCGATCCGGTTTGGAATTGAAATTTTTCCGTTTTTGTGATAATAATCCCAATGTGGTGGAGTGGGGAAGTGAGGAAATTAAAATTCCCTACAGGGACACTCTTCAGCAAAAGACACGGACTTATTTTGTGGACGCTTATGTAAAGATACAGGAGGGGGATATTGTCAAAAAATATCTGGTGGAAGTCAAGCCTTGGAAGCAGACGCAAGAGCCGAAAGCTGGGAAGGGTAAGAAGAAGGCGAATTTGTTATATGAACAGGTGGCTTTCCAAAACTTACAAGACAAGATAAAATTTGCAAAGGAATTTGCAAAGAAACATGGCATGGAGTTCATTATTATCACGGAAAAAGAGCTAAATTAATGAAATTGTATTCCTTATGAATAAATAAGGATATGCTTAAATTAAAGTTGATTGCTGAAAATCCTGATGTGTTTGATAACTTTGAAGTTATTGAAGAACAATCAAATAGAAACAGTGCATCTAACCTATATGTGAAAGGCCCATTTATAGGTTGTAATCAAATTAACAAAAATTCTCGCATGTATAAATTGGACGACACTAGAACAGAAGTCCAACGATATGTTAATGAAATGATCATGCCGGGACGCGCCATGGGAGAACTCAATCACCCATCCAGTGCTGATGTTAATCTTGAAAGAGCTTGCCACTTGGTTACGGAACTATCGGAAGTTGATGATTATTTCATCGGTAAAGCAAAAGTTCTATCAACACCAACAGGTCAAATCCTTCGTTCCCTCATCAATGATGGCGTTAAGATCGGGATGTCCACTCGTGCGCTTGGACAATTAAGTGAAAATCAAAATTATAGTGTCGTCCAGAATATGCATTTAGTAGCCATTGATGCTGTTGCTGATCCTTCTTACCCAAAGGCTTTTGTTAATGGGATTTTGGAGAGTGCTAGTTTTGTGGTTAATCAAGATGGAAGATTTGAACAAATCTATGAAGACTTTGGTAAATCCCTCAAAACCCTCCCCAAACACGATGTTGATAATTATCTTCGCGCACAGATCATAAAATTTATCAATTCAATCTAAATAATATCATGGGTAAAACATATAAACATTTGAAGAAACAGGGCAAACACGTTTTCGACGGCCCTGAAGTGAAACAGCGCAAGCATTTTGCCCCTGCGACCAAAACCGAAAAGCCGAAGAAAGGCAAGGGATCGTATAATCGCGGCAATGCTTTTGATGAGGATAATGAAGAAGCCAATCAAGAGGACGAGGAAAAGAAAGCATGTTGGAAAGGTTATAAGAAACAAGGCACCAAAAAGAAAGGCGGAAAGACCGTCAACAATTGTGTGAAGGAATCCACCACACTGTCCAAATTCATTGAGGCCATTATGACCAATAATCACGCGGAAGCCCACAAACATCTTAAACAAGTGATAAATTCTAAAATACAGAATCGGATCGCTCAAGAAATTGACAATCCTTTGTTCTGATTTTCAAAAAATTCATACCCAATCTCTAAATAATAATATGAAGAAAAAAAGCACGAACCTTTTCTCGGAAGACATCCAAAAAAGCTTGGGACTCAGTGATGAATCCGTAAAGGCGATTCAGGAATCCCTTGAAGCCAAAATTGATCTGGCTGTTGAAGCTGCCCTTTTGGAACAGGATGATGTCTATGCATCCAAGCTCAAAACCCTCATGTCATCTGTTGATAAGGATCGCACTCTCAAGATGAAGAAGATCATGGAAGCTTTTGATAGGGATAAGACCGCAAAGCTTGTCAAGGTTATTAAAAAGTATGAGCGTGAACAGAACGGTGATCTCCTCAAGTTCAAGAAACAACTCACCGAATCCGTTAGTGCTTTCCTCGATGAATTCATTGAAGAGTCCGTTCCAACAGCAGATATTAAACAAGCTGTTAAGAATAAGACTGCGATGAATGTTCTGGAAAATCTCAAGAAGGTTTTCGCAATTGATCTTGCTGTCATGAAGGAATCCGTTTCGGGTGCCATCGTGGAAGGCAAGACCGAAATCGACAAGCTCCGCAAGAGAAACGAAGAGCTTGAAAAGAGCATGAGAGTTCTTACTGAATCCAAGAACAAGTCTGAAGTCAAGCTCTTCCTTGAAGCCAGAACTTCCAAGTATCCCGAAACCAAAAAGAACTTTGTTAAGAAGGCTCTGGGAGACAAGTCCCTGCAATTCATTCAGGAGAACTTTGATTACACCGTTCGCCTTTTCGAAAAACAAGAGAAAAAGCAACTGGAAACCATCAAGGAAGAAGCGGTTCAAAATCGCAAACATAAGCCCGATTTCGTGAAAGAACAAAAAATTGTCACGGAAAAGATAAATACTAATACGGATGAAGAATCTGATCCCTATCTGGATGTTTTGAAAAAACAAACATTCCGTAGGTAAACAATTTCCACCCCGCACTATGAGGAAGTAATTCCTGAACAATGTGAATAGAAAGTCAAATATATGAATAATCTACCATCTACTGATATCCAAGGCTCCAAGATGCAACAAGCAGTTGCCAAGTGGCGTAAAGTTCTCGATTATAGCTCGGACTCGATCCCAGCTATTCGTAACGAACACGTTTACAAGACTACTGCCATGCTTCTGGAAAACCAAGAACAGTGGTGCTACCAAGAATCGAATACTGCCGCTAGCGGTGGTGTGTTTGGTGCGGCTGCTTCCCTTGGCAATGGTATCGCTAACAGCGATAACTATGCCCCCGGTGATGCTCGTCTGCCAAAGATTCTGATTCCTATGATTCGGCGTACTTTCCCTGAATTGATCTCTAACGAAATCGTGGGTGTTCAACCCATGGGTGGTCCAGTCGGACTTGCCTTCGCTCTCCGTTATGCTTATCAAGGTGATACCCTTGGTGCTGATGGAATCGACGGTAAATCCTTCACCTCCACCTCTCGTGGTAACGGTACCGACGCTTACTCCGGTGGCGCAGGTCTTCCCGACGACGAACTTGGTTTTCAACTTCTGGACACACGTTTCACTGGCACATCTGCTGGTTTCCTTTCGGGTCATGCCGAGTGGACGTTCGCAGATCAAGACCGTGGTATTGCAGAACTCCTGAGTAACTACGAATTGACGGGCAAAATCCCTCAGATCGAACTCAAGTTTGAAAAGACCGCTGTTGAGGCCGGAACACGTAGGCTTGCTACTCGTTGGAGTGTTGAGTTGGAACAAGACATCAAAAACATGAACGGTATCGATATCGATGGAGAACTTACGAACGCAATGTCGTATGAAATCCAAGCCGAAATCGACCGCGAAGTTGTGATGCGTATGATCCAAACAGCCTTCAATGCTGGTGCTGGCGCAGGTTTCTCCATCTGGAGTCCTGTTAGTGCGGATGGACGTTGGACTGCTGAAAGGAATCTTACCTTCTATCAACGCCTTATTATCGAAAGTGGTCGTATGGCTGCTCGTAACCGTAGAGGTGCCGCTAACTTTGTTATCGCCACTCCCCGCGTTTGCAGCATCCTCGAAATGCTTCCCGACTTTAAGGTTTACGAAATCAATGGCACCGTTTCGACGGCTGGTGTTGGTATCGCAAAAGTTGGTACTGTTGGTAGCCGCTGGACTGTGTATCGTGATACTAGGACTGAAGTTCAGAACTCCTCGCTCTACTCGCCTAACTACTACACCAATGCTCCGAATTCCGGTGCTGGTGTCGAATATGCGCTGTTGGGTTACAAGGGTTCTGAATACTATGATACTGGTCTGATATACTGTCCGTATATCCCGATCATGGTGCAAAGAACGATTGGACCAAATGATTTCGCTCCTCGTGTGGGTCTTATGACTCGTTACGGGATTGTGAACAACATTTTTGGTGCATCGCTCTATTACCACCTTATCATCGTAAAAGGTCTTGGAACTGCGTTTACGCCCGGATCGGTTAGTACTTACCTGTAAGTCTAATATCCAAGCAAAAGCTAAAAATCTGAAACCCGAGGTGCCGAAGACCCTCGGGTTTCCTCGTTTTTATAGGTATTGAATGTTCGTATCTCTGATATATATTTTATAATTGTCTT